TGCTGTTGCAGGCGAGCACAACCGTCGCCGATATGGAGCTGGTGAGTCAGATGCAAGTTTTGGTTTCTCAAGCCTTAGCGTTGCTACTCCAACCGGCATGGTTGAGTGCTTTGCAGATCATAACTGCCCAATTAATGTTGCTTACATGCTTCAGCTAGATACCTGGAAGCTTAAATCCCTTGGACCAGCTCCTCGTATGCTTGACTTTGACGGACTCAACGGAATTCGCCAAAGCAATGAAGATGGCGTCGAGTACCGCTTCGGTTACTACGGCAATATTTTGTGCACAGCCCCTGGCTACAACTGCCGTATTGCATTGGCATAATTAGGAGATAATCATGGGTTTTCCAAATATGAGTTCTGAAAGCGACAACATTGAAATTGTTGCTGGCAACATTGCTGCTGATGGATCCATTACTGCTGGTAAAGGATTTTCAGTATCGCTAGGTTCAACCAGTCTTTACACACTTACGCTTGACCGTGAGTACAACGGACTTCTTTCTGCTCAAATTACACCACTCCATACAAGCGGTGATGTGATTGGAGTTGTTGACGCAGTTAGTGCTTTTCCGGCAGATGCGCCGGGGGCAACTGTAGCGTTTCAAACCTATGATGGTGATGGAACAACTGCTCAAGCATGTCCTTTTTATTTTGTGCTTATCCTTACTCGGGGTGATGCGTAAAAGTCCTGGGAGGGGGGCTCCGGCCCCCTTCTTTTTTAACTGGAGAGTTTTATGAAGGGTCCATCTGTTGCTATGATTCTTGGTGGCAAATCACCAGAAGGTGCAGAAGAAAATGCTGAAATGGAAAAAAAGCCTAGTGACTTTGAAGGCGCTTTTTCAGAAGCAGCAGATTCTGTTTTTGATGCTGTTTCTAGTGGTGACCGGGCAAGTTTTGAAAGTCATCTAAAAGACGCTATTGAAGTATGCGTTGAGAAGTTGATGTCTGGAGATTATTAATGTCTAACTTATCAGAGTTAAGGACTAGGGCTAGAAGGTTGGCCGATGCTGTAGGCAATAACTTTTTTAGTGATGCTGAAGTAAACGACTATATTAACACTGGCCTTGCTGAGTTGCATGATATCCTTGTTCTTAAGTTTGAGGATTATTATGTTAAATCTGCAACCTTTTCTCTGGTAAGCGGCACCAAGTCTTACAGCTTATCTTCTATTGGTATAAGTGATTTTTATAAATTGCTTGGATTAGATATTGCTCAAGGCTCTGACGTTATTAGGATTCCAAGATATTCTTTTCAGGAAAGAAATATTTTTTCTTCTAACTCTCATATTCATACTGAAAAAGGTTTTACTAATTTTAGGTACAATCTTAATGGAACCAATATTACTTTTGTTCCAGAGCCAAATGCTACAGATCAAATAACTGTTTGGTACATTCCGTCATACACAAAACTTGCTAGTGATAGTGCAACAGTAAGCAACCTAGTTGCTTTAAACTGGGAAGAATATGCAGTTGTTTCAGCAGCAATTAAAATGAGAATGAAAGAAGAAACTTCTACTTCTGGGCTAGAAAGAGAGCTTCAAAGAATCGAAAACAGAATTGAAGAAGCAGCAAGAAATAGAGATGCTGGTGAGCCAATGGGAATTACAGATGAAAACATCGGTATTCTTGCAGGTCATAGATTGATTACGTAATGATTAAAGATTTTGAATCAATAAATACAACTGATTCAGATGTTAGAGAATTACAGTATCGATTGTCTACTGTATTAAGGCCAGTAACAAAAGCTGCAATTTTAGATGGAGTTTTGCTTGAAGACATTGTTCTTGGCACTTCTTCAACAGATGTTCCGCATAAATTAGGAAGAGCAGCAAGAGGGTATATCCCCGTAAAAATGAATGCTTCAGCAAATGTTTATGATGAAGAAAGCAGCAATAGTGACAAAGAAAACTTTCTTAAACTGAAAGCTTCTGCATCTGTAACTGTTAATCTTTGGGTATTCTGATGGCTTTAAATAAAAATGTTTTTAGGATTCAGTTTGGAAGAGGCTTAGACACAAAGTCTACGGATATTGTTCTTGAGCCAGGTTCTCTTGAAAATCTTGAAAATGCAGTTATTGAAAAGCTGGGAAGACTTGAAAAAAGAAAAGGCTCTTCTTCTGCTACCTGGGATATTTCTTCAACAAATAATCCTATAGGAACTTTTACCTATAGGGATAACCTTATTATCCAAGGTGACGAAGCAAATATTACTCTTATAGGTTCTGATAATGAAACAGTTTCTGCTAGTGGCTTAGGGCTAAATAAACACTTTGAATCTGAATTATTTCATGCATCAAATACATCAGGCTATAATCAAAGTCAGCCTTCTATCGCAATTAGTCATAGTGGTGATTATATTGGAATTGCATGGGTTCAAGGAGTCTGGACACCAAGTCAAAATGCTGTTCGATACTCATACAGAGTTTCTGTTCTTGATGCAGTTACCGGGACAATTGTAAATTCAAATAGAGAAATTCAGTCTAGAGCAACAGATGATGATTTTGTTGGAAAAATTAAAATTGTAGCTCATGGAAATACTGATGCTGCTGATGATAGTTTTGCAGTTTATTATGAATTTCGAGATGGCTCTGGAAATATAACAATTCGAAAAGCCAAGTTTAACCATGATGATTTTACTATTTCTGGTTCAGATATTGTTGCTTCGTCTGTTTATCGTCAAACAGAGGGTGAAAACTGGTTTGATGTAGTTGAGCATACTTCAGGATCTGGTAATTACCAAAAAGTTCATCTTATTTATACAGAGCATTCAAGCAGCACGCATTACGCAACTTATCAGTTAGACACTAATGGAACTCTTGGGACTGCTGCCAAGGTAAGCACCAGTGGCTCTATTAAGCATATAACTGCTTTTAAGTCTTCAGCTGGAGGCACTGCAAGAGTTTACTTTGCTTTTTCTGTTGGTGACACTGTTCATATTAGGCAGCATACAGAGGCAGATCCTACGTCAGGCGCAGTTGGTGGAACAGATGCAATTAGCAGTACTGTAATGATTGAGTCAGGCGGATTTTGTGATTCTGAAGATGGAACAAAAGTAGAATATCTTTGTACAATGGGAACAACTTCATCAACTTTTGTTTCTAAATCTTGTCGGTATCAAATAACACCAGGCACTGGGGCTTTCGATGATGATGCTGCTCCATTTAGATTAAATGCCTGGATAGCTCTTGCGCCAATTAAAACAACTGCTGGAATTCATTATTTTCTTTCTCAAGAAAACAGAAATACAGAAGACGCTGAAACTCTTCATACTGTAACAGCTTGGACAGATATTATTGATAATCCTACATCTTTATTCCCACAGCTAAATAGATGTCTTATTGGTTCTTCATTTAGGCAAGAATTAATTAGAGGCCATATTAATGGTATTACTCCTAGAGTAATTACAGATGGAACAAGCCATTATAGTGTTTTGCCAAGAGTAACAAATTTTCAAAGCTGGTCAAATACATCTACTGGTGAGCTAGTAACTGCTCTTAATAGCCAGTGTCATATTATTAAAATGAATACAGCAAAGCCTGTTTATGAGACCCCAAGAGTGCAACTTGGTGGAGAACTTTTTATTTCTCCTGGAAATATTAAGTCAACCGCATCTGATAGAATTCATGAAACAGGATTTTACTACAAGCCTTCTATATCATTGGCTGCTGATTCTGCAGGAAACTTAACGCATTCAAAAACCTACAAATATAAAGCTTGTTGGGAATTTGAAGATTCTTTTGGAAACCTTCATAGATCTGAACCATCAACAGAAGAATCTGTTACGCTTTCAAGCAGTCAAACAGGAGTTGTTATAACTGCTGACGGCAACTCAATGTCTATTAAGGGTTTTGTTAATGGAGGTTTAAACCTTGTATTATACAGGACTCAAGGTGATGGAAATGTATTTAATAAAGTAGCAACAATTAAAAATCCTGACTTTGATGGTTCTATTGTTGTTACTGCTTTAATTAGCCATCATGACAAAGTATCTGATGCTAATGCAGCTACTGGAGCATTTCTTTATACAGAAAGCGGAGAGCTTGCTAATGTTGCACCTCCTCCGGCCAGATATATTGAATCACATCGAAATAGAATTTTTGCAATTACTGAAGACAATAGAGTTTGGTACAGCAAAGAGTATGAAAACAAATTTGGGATTGGTTTTAGTGAAGTTTTTCAAGTCCCAATTGATGGTTTAGATCATGACAAGCCAACAGCTCTTTGTAGCTCAGGCTCAGATTTAATTATATTCAGAGAGCAGTCTTCTTGGGTTTTATCTGGTGAAGGCCCATCAAAAACAGGTGTTGGTGAGTTTTATAAGCCTAAGCAGTTAAGTTCTACTGTTGGAGCTTTAAAAGATACTCCAGCTCTTTATGCAAATGGCGTTATTTACTTTCAAAATGTTAGAGGAATATTTGCTCTTTCTGGAAGCAATTTTGATTACATCGGCGCCCCAGTGGAGGATTTAGTTGGATCAAGCCGAGTAATTTCAATTAAGCATCATCAAGAAACAGAAACAGTTAGATTTGCATTCACTGATAAAGTGCTAGCCTATAATTATAGATTTAATGGCTGGTCAAAATACACCTATAGCCTTGGAGACGGTGAAACAATTGTAGGCATGGAAAACTTAAATGATGTTATCCATATAGTTACAAGTGCAGATAAAATACTAAAAGAAGATTCTAGTTATAAAATTGGCTCAACTTACATGCCAATGACAGTAAAAACAGGTTGGATATCTTTTAATGAGATTCAGGGATTTGGAAGAGTATACAGATTTTCTTTGCTTGGTGAATCTCGAGATAAGCATGTTTTAACTGTTAAAGTTTATTATGACTACGATGATAGTGCATCTGTAGATACTTATACATTCACTACATCTTCTGCAACTGATGCAAAGCTTCAGTTCAGAGGGCATCTTTCTAAACAGAAATGTGAATCAATTAAATTTGAAATTTATGATGCTGATAACTCAGCTTCTACTGGTGATGGATTTGCCTTAGATCATATCGCTTTAGAAGTTGGCATTAAGCGTGGTGTATTTAGAACGACAGAAAGTAATACAATTGGAGCAAGCTAATGGCTAATGGCAACACCCCATTTAACTTTAATTTTAATTTACCAGGTAATATGTTTTCTCCTTCTGATGATGAAGATGATGATATTCCTGCAGGATCTTCTCCTAGTTATGGTGAAATGTTTGGAGATGGTCCTTCAATAGATATTGAAACAACTCCAACAGCAGATACCGAATTACAGCCATTTCCTGGCCAACCTGAACCAACAGAGCAACCAGGGCTTAATTTGCCGGGAGCAGCCGAAGAACCATTAGCTCCAGTTGGTGGTCCAAGTCTTCCTCCGGGTGGTCAGATAGGTGGCCCGGGTCCAACAGATGTTAGTGACTTTGTTCCTGAAGTTGGCCCAGGTGCTGGCGGGTATAACTATGAGTTTAATCAGCCAACAATAGGAACAATACTTTCAAATCTTCAAAACAGAGACAATGTTGATTTAGGGGCTCCCCAGGGAATTACGCCTGCAACAATTGGCTCCCCAGAAGTTGCTGGCCAAGCAGCTCAAATTACAGGAGCAGCAGTTCCAACAGCAGCAACTATTGGAGATACGGGTCCCGTTTTTCAAGGAGCAGCTATAGGTGATGTTACAGGGCCTACAGCTGCGCAAATTGCAGAAGGCACTGGTGCCGCAGGGGCATTAGCTCAACAACAACAAATAGATGCCTTAACTGCACTTGCTCAAGGACAAGTTAGCCCAGTAATTGAGCAGCAAAGAGAACGTGGCATTCAAAATGTTTTAGCTATGATGGCCACTCAGCGAGGAGTTCCTGCTTCTGCCCTTGTTAGAACTGGCATGCAGGGCATTGCGGAAGTTAATAGGCAAGCTCAGGAGGCTGCTTCTCAGCAGCAGCTTCAAGCTTTAAGTGCTCTTGGCCAGGCAGGAACGCAAGCTAGACAGCAAGATATTGCTTTGGGTACTCAGCAAGCCCAATTTCAACAACAGGCTGAAATGCAGCAGGCCGAAATGGCTCAACAGCAAGCTCTTCAGCAAGCTGGATTTGAACAACAAGCTGGATTGCAAGCTTCTGAGCAAGCTCAACAAACTGCTGTTAAGCAAGCTGAATTTACTCAAAGAGCAAGTGAAATGGCTGCTCAGCTTAAAACTCAAACAGCAGTTGAGCAAGCTCAGCTTGAGCAGCAAATTGAAGTTCAGAGAGTTAATCTTGAGCAGCAACGACTTAGCCAAGAAGCAGCATTTCAACAAGAAGCTGGAATTACCGATGCTCAAATGGAGCAAGCAAGAGCAATTGCTGAAGCTCAAGTTAATCAACAAATTGAAGCAACAAGAAATTCTCTTACCGCTGCGCTGGTTGATCAAGGGGTTAATGTCTTTCTTGCAGAGCAAAGAGTTGATCAAGAAATGGAGCAGCTTCGAGAAGAACTTACTTATAGGTACTGGGCTGCTCGTGAAGGTGCAATTGTTGAAGTTGGCAAGTTTCTTATGGATCAAGCTTGGTTCTGGGAAACTCCAACAGAGCAGCTGTTTGAAGAGCTTGGTGCGCTTGATTACTTGCTTGGTCAACAAATTCCAGGATTTGCTGCATCTGACATTGGTCAGTCTCCTTTGGCTCCTCCTGTCTTTGAGGTTGTTGAAGGAACTGGCAGAGAAGAGCCGACTCCAGCAGAACTGTACGCAGAAGAAGGCGGCGGAATGCTTACTAGATATGGCTTCTAGGACCAGTATAAAATTAAAATTAGCAGGTTAAAGTAATGGCTTATTATGATGATTTAACTCAACTTGAGTATGGAACAGGCTCAGCTGAAAGAGGAGCTATGGGTCTTGTAAACAGAGATCCTATGCTTAGGTCTGTATCTCCATCTGGGTTTGGGCTAGGCGGTGTTGGGACAGCAGGAGAGCAAAAGTTTATTAATACCTCTCCTTCAGCTACTGACCCCATGGCTTCAAACATGCAAATGCCTCCTGTTAGCTCAATGCTTTCAGGAGATCCTAGAAGTAAATTTTATGCAGGAATAGATGAAGGAAAAGTCTCTACTCAGTTAGCTGCAATAGATGCAAACACAAAAGCTACCACTGGAGAATTTGAAAGAGCTGCTTCATCTGCAACAAGAAAAGCTGATGAAATAATAAAATCTGCAGAGTTAAACGCAAAAGATTTAAAAGCAAGAGAAGCAACTCTTAGCAAGTTAAAAACAGTAACAGAGTTTGCTGTACCTGCTGCTCAAGCACTTTTTTCAAAAGATAAAGAAACCAGAAAAAGAGCTATGCAGGCCGGTCTTAGTCAACTAGCAACTAAAGGAATTCAAGCAGGATTAGATGCTGCTTTTTCAAATACAGTTGAAGCTGCTGGTCAAGCAGGAACTGCAGCAGCAGCGGGAGCTTCAGAAGCAGCAACTGCTGCAGCCTCTAGTCCATTAAGCGCAGGCGTAGCAAGCGGAGTAGGCTCTGGAATTGCT